TGCCGCTACTGCCGCCGGGCGCGGCAGAGATCGTCACGTCGCCCGCGCCGTTATCCGAAAGCGTGATGTTCGTGCCTGCCACGAGATTGAGTTGCGTCTGCGAGCCGTTGCGCGCGTAGTTCGTTTCGAGCGCGATCGGGAAAAGCGTCGCCAGCTCGGCTTCCACCGCTGCGATCGCCGTCTGGAGGGTCGCGAGCAGGTCGCGGAGCTGCGTGATGTCCGCTCCGTTCGCGTCGATCGCTTTGCCCGCCGCGAGCAGTTGCTGCAACCAGCGCAGCCACTCTTTCGATGCCTTGCCGCCCGGCCCCGTGATGGGAACAGGCGCCTGCCAGGGCTGTACGCTCATACTGCATCCAAATCCGCGGCGATCAGCACTACCCGTACCGGCTCGGCGATGATGACGCGAAACGCGCGGTTATTCGAGCGGCCGTTGGGTGTCCAGCGCATCGTCGTGCGGTACTGGCCGATCTTGCCCATCGAGCGGGAGCGCTCGATGCCCCAGGTTTTGCCGCCATCGTTGGAGAGCTGCAGGATCGCCTGCGGATCGGAGCCGGGTACCGCGCCGCCGTCCAGGCCCACGCCGGTTTCGGCCAGCAGCCGGAACTCGCCGTAGAACGTCCATTTGCCGCCGTTCGCGAGGTCCGGAGCCGCCCGCAGGCAGCGGATGATGTGTCCGGCGTCCGTCGCGTAATCCATCGACTGCTCGTAGATCGTGCCCGAGCGGTAATCGCCGACCAGATGCTTGCCGAAGACGAACATGTGCGTGCGCGCGAGATCCGCGCGATAGGCGCCGAGCCCGGTATCCCACCAGCCGCGCTCGTGCCAGAGCTGCTCGCCCACGTCGTAGAGGAGCGAGGCGCCGAGCCCGTTGTTGGCAGACGGGAAATCCCAGCGCGCGAAGGTGTGGCCGTCTTCCTGATAGCAGTAGCCGCGACAATCGGAGGTGTCGCCGAAGCCGTCGACCAGCGCTTCGATCGCGTAGGTCGAGATACGCTGCGGGGTGTAGCCGTTGGCGCGCCAGAAGATGTTTTGTCCATCGCGATTGCCGCCCTTCCAGAAGATCGTGTTGTCGCACTGGAAGGCGGCGTCGATGGCGCTGCAGCCTTGCTCCATGAACGCGCCTTCGAGCCGCACGATCGGGAAATTGGCGTCGCCCGAGTTGTAGTAGATTTCGCCGTGGTTGTTGCCGAGAAACCAGATTTCGCGGTGATCTACCACAAACGTCACAATGTTGCCCGGCTCGCCCTCTACATCGCCGAAGTCGAGCGCACTCCAGCTCATCCCGTCATTCAGCCCGGAGATCGCAAACTTCTGCGAGGCGGGTTCGAGCACGATGAAGTAGCCGTCGAGATAACCGGCCTTCACCGCGCCGGCCGGAAAGCCGGGAGCGGTGATCGCGCTCAGGACGTTCGAGCGCAGATCGAAAACGAAGCCCTGGCCGCCCGCGAGAATGAGAATCTGCGTTTGCGAGGGCTCCATTTGCGGGCGCAGGTCGCCCGGCAGGCCGAAGCCGTACTGCGTGGCGGTCCCATTCGCGTGAATCTCGAAGAACGCGCTATTCGGCCCGACGCTCGCCATCGAGAAGCCTCTGCCGTTGAGCTCCACTTCCGCAGTCACACGGTCGACCGTGAGGGTCGGCCAGTTGGTCACCTGCGGCACGCCGTCGACGTAGGCCACTTCGAAGCCGTAAAGCTGGAGAATGGCCGGATCGCTAAGGCCGTAGGAAGAGCGGTCGATCTCGGCGTAGTTGGTCAGATCGCCGTCGATCGCGTTCGCGGGATTCAGCACCTGGCCGCTCGCGGCGGTGACCACCTGCGTCTCGGTCGGCCGCAGGCGCGCGGACGACCCATCGGTGAAGTCCACGTCGATGTAGCAGTCGTAGACGAAGAGCTGCTGGGTGCCGCTGCCCGAGAGCGAACTGAAAATAAACAGGCTCACGACGCTGTCCCAGGGGTTCACGTAGCTGGTATGGACCCAGCCGTTGTCGGTCGCGTAGGACCACTGCGAACCGCCCCCCGGACCCAGCCAGGTCGAGGTGTTCGTGCGCTCGGTGTAGGTTGAGCTGTCGAACATGCCCCATTGCGACATCGCCAGCGGCGGCGTCGAGCCGAGCGGCAGATTCATAGTGAACACCGCACTCGCTGAGGCGCCGCCGGGCACGGTCTGCGCGGTCACCACGCTTAACGTGGCGGAACTCGCAGTCTTGCCGGCGAGCGAGAGATCCTGCGCCGACAACGTGGCGAACGAGGCGAGCCCCGGCTTTTCAAGCAGCGTGTACGCGGTCTTCGTGCGGCCGGTCGGCGACTCGATCTTTTCAGGAAAAAGATTGATGCAGCGCTCCGCATCCGCGGCCGAGGACCGCCCGCCGTAGGTTTCGCCGATGAAGCCCTGGAACGGAGCCACTTTAGGCCGGCCCTCCGCTGAAGTAATTCCAATCACCACGCCGGCCGCCGCGCACTCCGTTGTTGCCCCAATCGGCGGATTGCGTTCTGGGGCTCTTGTCGTTGTCCGACTGCAGCGCCTTGTTCGCCACGTGGTATTTGGCGGTCAGCTCTGGCGTGACCGGCCGCCCGTAGGCGGTGGCGGCGTCGATCGCGAGCGAATAGAGCAAGGTCGATTCATAGGCCGGGGGCGCCGCGAAGGTCGAGGCGAGATTGGTGGGAAGCTGCCCGAGAATGGTCCACAGCTCCAGCCGCACTTGATAGGCGAAATTGGGCACGGGCCAGAAGTTCAGTTCGCCGTCCGGAAACTGCGCCGAGTAGTAGAGATCGGTCGGCACGTTGGAAGTGAGCCCCTTCACGCGCTCGGCCGCCCACCAGGCGTCATCGCGGATGTTCAGTTGCGGCGAATCGATGGCCGGCGTTTGCGTGTTGAGCACGAGCGAAGCGCTCTCGATGCGCTGCGGGCGCGGCGCATTGTTCGGTGTCGCGAAATCGGGAGAGGTGAGGCCCGGCCCGATCAGGTGCGGGGCATGGTTCGGGGTGAGGGTGTAGAGCTGAAAGGAAACATCGTAGGCGAACACCCGGCGCGCGGTCCAGACGTCGATAATGCGCCGCAGTTTGCGCGCGCAAATCTGCTGATCTTCGGCGCGCAGACTCTCGCCCGGGTAATAGACGCCGAGTTCGAGCAGTGCATCGAAGATGAGATCGTTCCAGGTGTTCGCCATGAGGGTTTACTTTTTCTTCTTGCGGGCGATCGCATCGAGCGCGGCAGCTTCCACTGCATCCTGCGTATCGAGCGGCTGCGCCGTGCCATCCATCTCCTCGGCGGGAAGGGGTTGTTTGGACCAGCCGGCCGCGAGCGCGGCTTCCACTTCTTCGTGCGAGTGCGCGTTGCGCGTGATGTTCTTCGCGTGGTGATACAGGCAGCGCGGAAACTCCTGGTAAACGTAGGGCTGTTTCGGCGGGTTGTTCAGGTCAAACTCCTTGATCCCGTTGCGCTGTGCTCCGTCGTGCTGCGCCAGGATGGCGCGCATCTGTTCCAACTGTTCGGCGGAAAATTGCTGTTGCATAACGTCCATAGGCCCGCCGTAAATGGCGGCGAGCGCTTCTTGCTTTTGCTCCTTGGTGAGGTTTGAGCGCACGTAGCCGCGCGCTTCGTTGAGTGGCATTGGGCTAAAGCCTCACTTGGACTCCGGCCAAAAACAGGCCGGATCTGCGACTCGGCATGGGTACGCCAGCCTTGAACGGTTCCATGTGAAGCGTGAAAAAAGGCCGCGCGTGCCGAAGGCAGGGGCGCGGCCGACTTTAGGAGTTACAGAGTATGTGCTCGGCTCGACTAGAAAGTCACAGTTCCGAGTGAATAAACTGTATAGGCTTCGCTGCCGATGCCCACGTTGGTGAGCACCACGCGAAACGTCTTGGCGTTGTTTTGCGCGATCGTCATAGTCCCGGAGGTGGTTCCGCCGGTGCCGGCCGAGATCGTCAAAGTTTCCGCTGCATCCGCGGTGTTGCGGATGTGGAACTCGAACGAAGTGCCGACCATCGCGCCTTGGATGGCTGCTACCAGCAAGGCTGCGGTAGGCAGCACATCCGTGCGCCCGGCGCCGTTGGTATCCCGTAGGACCAGGCCGCCGAGAATTTCATCGGTGGTGTAGGTGTGCGCCGCTGCCGGGCTCAGTGTCGAAACGACATTGAGCGGCATGACGAGCGAATCGAAACGCGGGTCTTTCAACCCGAAATGAGAAGAGACACGATTTGCCATGTTGTCTTGGTTTGCTCCTTTGAAAAGTTCGCGAGGCTTGGATGAGCCCGCGCCTTCTTAGCGAGGTGAAGACTCAATCCAAGTCGGGCGCTATAACTACGCGCCCGCCACGACAACCGCGGCATTGTCTTGGTAGAGGTTGCCGTACCCGATCAAACTGTCGAGCCGGTTGATCTGCATGGACCGCACCGGATCCCACGCGATCACCTTGCGGATGGCAAAGCCGGTTTCCGGATCCTGCGCCTGGCCGCCCTGCTCGACGGCCTTCGGCACGTAGAGCTTGGCGCCTACGGCCGCGAAGGCATAGCGAGACAGCGCGAGCGCGGCCGTGCCGCTCTTACCGTTAGGGCTGGACGTGCCAGGCCACAGGGTCAGAGCTGCGGAGTTGGCAGGCAGTGCATCGACGTTCTGATACTGCGAACCCGGTCCGTAGATCGCGGGCAGGAAGTTCAAGACATCGCTTCCGCCGCCGGCAGCGGTGAGTGCCTGCGTGACGGTGAAGGTCTGCGCGGTGAGCGGGCCGGGCGAGCGGCGCGTCATCGGGTTGACCGTGTTCACGTTGGCGATTTTGAATTTGTCGCCGACCGCAAACGTGTCACCCGCGGTAGCGGTGATCGTCAGAGACGTACCGCTCTGGTTGGCGCCGTTGACTGTGACCGAAGAGGCCCAGGTGCCGGCGGTGTGCGAGTACAGCGAATTGCACTCGTAGAAATCGAAGCCGGCCAATCGGCCGAGTGCGCCTTCCTTGAACATCTTCGAAATCTCGTCGGGCGGATTAAAGATCGAGGTGATATTCGAGCCGAGCGAGGTCATCATCGAGGACGAGATGCACATCGCGCGCTTGCCCGGAGGGCACGCTTTCTGCTTCAGCACCGCACGCGCGTTGTAAAACGTGGTGACGGAAGTGGGATCGGTGCCGAGCACGCCCACAATGGACGAGGCATTCTGGTACGCGAACTTGGCCGAACGGCTATCAAATTCCTGTGCGAAGGCAGCCGCGGCGGGCTGCCAGTAGTTCTCGCGCAGTTCCGCTTCGGAGCGCTCCAGTTTTACCGCTCTCTCGTAGTCATCCCATTCGAAAGCGACCTGAATCCACTGATCGAGCGAGATGGTGGTCGAGACGCGGTTGATGCCCTGCGGCGCGTAGCCCATCCCGTCGGCGGTGGTGAACCGTTGCGGGAACTTGACGCTGATCGAAGAACCGGGAGCGAATTCTTTATTGAAGTCCTTTTCCCAGTCGCGGTTGAAATACTCGGTGACCTCCAGCGAATTGACGAGGAGGCGAAGGATCTCCATGGAGACCCAGCTTGTGTTTAAAAATGTGTTTGGGTTAGCCACTGATTATCTGCCTTGTTGGCGAGCGACGTCGGCCCGATTCCGCGCATTGCGGAACGTGGCGAAATCGCCCGATTTGAAGGCGGCCTGCTGCTCATCGGGCGGCGCAGCGGATCGACCGCTCGCTTCCCGTGGCGGCGGGGGCGCCTCGGTTACTCGTTTGGCAGGAAGTTTTTGCGATACGAACTTGCCCGACTCATCGCGAGCCGGATCGCCTATACTGGAGTCCCGGCCGTCCCCCCGTTGAGAAGGGGACTGAAATGAAAGCTCCTGGCTAACCAGGTGTTCGAGCAAAACCGCTTTGCGAATCGCGGCGGCCGGATTCGTTTTAGCGAGTTCGAGGAAGCTCTCCAGCTCGCCCTCTTTCGAGTTGAGCGTGTAGAGCACATCGACCAGCACCGGCGAATCGGTCAGCACCGCTTTCACGGCGCCGGGCACTTCCGCGCTTTCCGCGATGGTTTTCGCGGCGCTGCGGATCGAGGTTTCGGCATCGTCGCCGTAGCGTGCTTTGGCGTCCGTCAGCTTGTCGCTGATGGCTTTCTGCTGCGCTTGGGCGGCTTCGCGTGCGGCGCGTTCAAACTCGCGCTTGTCCAATTTCCAATCGGTCAAGGCCTCGGTGTGGGCTTCGATCGAATCGAAATCTTCGAGCTTGGGTTTGGGGTGCGCGTCTTCGTAGGTCGGTTGCTTCGGTGCGGCCGGCTTTTCGGTGTGCTCTGTCTTCGGCGCTTCTGCGGCTTCCGCCTTCTGTGCCTCGCGCTTGAAATTCTTCAGCTCGGCGGGGGTGAGCCCGGCGCGCTTCAAATCTTCAAGTACTTCTTTAAGGCGCGACTCCGCATTGCTGCGGGGCTTCGCTTCGCGTTTCTCCTGCTTGGGATCGTTCCCGGCTTCCGAGGCCGCGGCGCTTTCGCCGGCATCGTCTGCCGGCTCGGACGGGGTTTGTTTTTTCGCGGGTGCCGATTCCGCTTTCGGCTGCGCCGTGCCAGCACGAGGCGCGACGGCCTCGTGCCCGGTCTTGCGATACTCCGCACTGGTCGGAAGCATCACGGTCGAGGGCGCGGGTGTTGCAACAGACGAGCTGCGCTCGCCTGGTGTTGCTGGTTGGGCAGACGACGAATCTGCGATTACGTCAGACATAGTTGGTGTGGTGCGCGATGCGCTCGCGCGAGCGAAATAGCAGCAGAGCTTGCTACGGCTCTGCCGCCTTAACTGCGAAACTCTGTTCGTTAGTCCCACCAATCGGGCCGGTACTCGAAGGGCCCGCTCGGTGGTCTGGGCCCACGGCCGGCGAATCCGAGCACGAGTAGCGCAAGGGCGAACGCGAGGGTCATTTCTGCTCCTGACCGGCTTGTTGCTGCTGTTGCTGCTGCGCGGCCTGCTGACTCGCGAGCGCTTGCTCGTGTTGTTGTTCGGTGGCGGTCATCTGCCGCTCGTGCGCCTGCTCCGCGGCTTGTAACGCGGCTTCGTGCGCCTGGTCGTGCATCTGGCTCCACAAGTCGCTTACGAACTCGTTGCGTTCGCTCGCGATCTGCGCCTTGGTTTCGATCTCCGCTTCCGCGAGCCCGGCTTCGATCTTCATTCTTTCGATCGCCATGCGGCCCTGGTTGTCGATCACCTTGCCGGCGCGCTCGATTTGCAGCTTCTGCAGTTCGGCCTGCAGCTTGGCGATCGCCTCCTGCATTTGCTGGTTCTGCAGTTGCGCCTGCTGCGCCATCTGCATCGCCTGCTGGCCGGTCTGGTCGGTAGGCGCGATGATCTCGGCCATCTGGTCGCCCTTCGGCCCCAGATTCCGCATCTGGATCGCTAAAGCGAGCAGCTTCGCGGCCTGCGGCGGCGCCACCGGCAGGTTGGGCATGTTCTGAATCAGCGTGTCGAGGAACGCCGCGGCCTCTTCCTGCTGCGATTGATACGACGGCCCAGTCGAAATGTCCGGGTAGTGATCGCCTTCGGCGGTATCGAAATGCACCGGCTGTTGCGTGCGCTCGTCGAGATACGGCTCGGGCGTGTTGATGCGCACCGTCAGGTGCGAATCGTCGGCCTTGCGGAGCGACAGCTCGCGCTCGGTGTCATACGTCACCGGAATCCAGGAGAGGATCACGCGGCCGGCGTATTGCAGCGCGCGGTCGAAGGAGTCCACAAAGTGATAGCTGCCGAGATTCTGCGCGTCGGTGATCTTTTCGAGCGCGACTCCGGATTTCTCGTTGTTGCGCTGTGCCGCGGTCGGCAGCGGCGAGATGCCCATCGCGGCCTGAATCGCCCGCCGGCAGGAGTCTTTGGCGATTTCGTACTGCTGGAAATTCGGGGTGAACGGCTCGCGCGTGGGCAGCGGCAGGACCTGGCCCGTCGCGCCATCCACCATCGGGTCGGCTTGCAGAATCGCGTGCGGGATCTTGTGCGAAGTCGTCCAGGCTTCGTAGTCGCTCTCGAACTGGCCTTTGTAGCCCTTCCACGCGGTTTTCGGCGTGAGCCCGGCTTCTTCCATTTCGAGCGAGCAGAGGTACGCGTGCGACATCTGCGGGTCGCGCGCCAGGCGAATCAGCGAATTGATGACGCGCTTCGGTCCGCTCCCGTCGTCAATCCAGCGCTCTAACCCAATCATCGGGGGAATCGGAATCAGCGTGCCCGGCTGTTCGGTGCGCTCCAGAATCTCTACGCCGTTCGTGAAGTATTGCACCAGCTTTTTCTTGTCGCGAATCCGTTCGCGGATCGGTTTCTGCCCCGCCTGCAAGCTGGTGGTGGTCGTACCGTCGGCGAGCTGGTACAGCGTTTCGCTCTCGGTTTCGACCTCCCAATACTCGGCGGTGACGACATCGTTTTCGCGAATCCACTGCGGCGCAACGTGCATGTCTTCGTTCGAGAAGTCCTGAATCTTGGCCTTCGGCCAGCGGAGCTTGAACTCCTCGCGCGAGATCGGATCGAGCACGAAACAGTAACGCTGATCGCTCCAGTCGGGCTCTTTGCAGTCCGGATCGGGAAGCACGCTATCCGGGTTTGCGATCGGCTTGAGACAAATTTCCTGGTCGAACGAGTCGTCGCTGACGTACTTCCGCGAGACACGGAAGAAACCATATGAGCCTTCGACCATCTGCTGAAACGCCTGGCAGTAAATGAAGGGGGCGCCGGAGTTCTTCTCGATGGTGCGGACCAGGTTCTCCTGGTTGGCCGCAGTGGTTTCGGTCGCGCCGTTCCCATCCGGGGAAACCTTGATGCCGCGCTTGTTCTGCCGCACATTGTTCACCGCGGCATTGAGGTACTGGTTCAGCTCGTCGTGATTGATGCACGGGCGGCCGGCGTCCGCGCGTGCTTTGCGGTCCTGGTCGTCCCACGGGTTGCCTTGAATGAAGCGCATGTCGATGCGGCGCTCTTCGCGGGCTTCCCGCCACTGGTCGGAGGCGTAGCGGTAGCGGTCGCGGATGCGCTTCAGCAGCGCTTCGTTCTTGGTGTCGTCGGCCATTATGGTGTTCGGTGCGATTCGAGGCAGTGCTGTACGAGCGGTATGCCGGCATCGTGGGTGTCACCCACGTCTGGAGCCGTTGGCATCCCAAGTACGAGCGGACGGCTAAATTTCAGTGGTTTCGGTGCCGTGCCACGTGTTGGCGTTGCACGGTGGAAGAGTGGCTCAGTGTTTCGTGATTACTTCAAGCTCGGCCAGTACTTCTCGATACACACCGGGCACAGCTCGGCGTGCTCCTGGCGCGCGGTCGAGTACACGTCGCGCCAGCCGGCTTCGCGGGCTTTGGCGATCGCGGCGTCCTTGTTCCAGCCGGCGAAGGTTTCCCCGCGGGTGCAACTGCGACAGGTCAGCTCTAAGAACTTCTCGGCGACGGCGGCTTCGGCGCCGGCTTGCGCGAGCGCTAGCTCGGCAGACGGCTCGGAAGCGTCCGCCTTCGGAGCTGCTTCCGACTGAATTTCCGGTATCTGGAACGGCGCGAGCGTGCCGTCCGGTTGCACGATCGGCAACTGCTTGCGCTCGGCCAGGTCGGCCAGTTCCGCGATATAGACATCGAGCGGCTTCGGCTGGAACGAAAGCGCGGAATGCAGCGCTTCGTACATGGCGTAGCGCTTGGCGCCTTCGCAACGATTGATCAGCTCGCGGAACTGCTCGTGCGTTTTGATGACGCGGGAGACCACGAAGCGGAGCTGCGGCACCAGGCCCGGATCGTCGAGGGTGCCGAGCCCGTGCGACATCAGCATGTGGTTGACCTGGCGTTCGTCGATGCGGCGCAAGCTCACTTTCCCCCTGACAGGAGGCGTTGCGCTTTGGCGCGGATGCGGCTCGCCGCGGCGGGCGAGAGCTTGCCTTTGCGCTCTTCTTTCGTCGCCATCGCTTCGGCGAACTTGGCGTGGTTGCGATCGGGCATCGGATACGCCCGCTTCGCGGGTTCGCCGAATTTGCTGGCCGGCAGCGCCTTACGCTGCGCGGCGGTGAGTTTTGCCATAAAGTTGTGTCTTGCTAGGACCAGGCGCTTACCTGTGTCCGGAAACGTTGCCGCTGCTCTTCCTTCTTGCGTTGCGGCTCGGTGAGCCCCACGGCCGCCATGCGGTAGGCGTCGGCGCCGTTCGAGTTGTCGTCGTGCAGCGGCGTCTTCGAGTAAATCCGCGTGTCGGGGTCGACCTTCCAGCAGTAGCGCCGCAGGCAATTCAGCCCATCAGCGCAGTGTTCCTCGTCAAACCAGGCGCGCGCGAATAAGTTGCGCGCCGCGTTCATCCCGTTGGCGAGCCCGATGTCGGGCACGATCTTGACCTTGCAGCCGGCCTCGATCATGTGCCGCTCGATCGACTTGCCGGTGCCCAGGTCGCGCCGCTTGCCGTCGTGCGGCAAGTGATGAAAGCCGTACACGTAGCGCCGCTCCTGCAGCACTTGCAGGTAATGCGCGAGCGCGAAGTTGCGCGCTTGGTAGAAATCGATGAACCGAAACTCGAACGCCGCGGCCTGCACGAACCAGATGCTCGTGAGATCGGCGATGCCCAGATCCCAGAACGTATGCACCGGCAACGCCGGATCATACGGCACGCGCGTAATGCGGCCGGCCTGGGTGAGCGCCCGGATCTCGTGCGCGTAGATCGCGCCGTCGAGGACCTGCTTGCAGTGGCCCTCGTAGATGTTCAAATAATCGTCGGGCTTCGTCTCGCGCATGTGCTCGATTTCGCTGCGCAGCTCGGGACTCAGCCACTTGTTATCGCGATAGCTCGTCTTGACGACAATCGCGCCCGGCGGCGGATGCAGGATGAAGCGCTTATACGTCTCATCCGTGTCCAGTTCCGGGTTGAAGCTCACGATGATCTGCGAGCCCGGCTTCCGGATGGTCGGGATCAGCATGTCCCACGACCGCTTCGAGACGTTGGCGCCCTCTTCGATCCAGGCACAATCGAAACCCTCGAAGGATTTCAAGTTATGTGAGTCGCGCAGCCCGGTGAAGGCGAACTCGGTGCCGTGCGGCCCGTAGATGTGCGACTTCTCGATGCGATACTCGCCGGCCAGGCCCAGGCGCTCGATCTGCAATTCCAGCAGCTCATGCACCGATTCCGCGATCGACTTCATCAGCTCGCGGCAGCACAGCACGCGGAACTCGCGCTCGCTGCCCGTAATGAGCAGCGCCTGCGCGATCGACCACGATTTGATACCGCCGCGCCCGCCATAGAGAATCTTGTAGCGGTGCGGCTCGAAGAGAAACGCGAGTTTTTCCGGAAACTCGACCCGCGAGACGGCGACCTGTTCAGTTGCTACCGCTGTCACTCTTCACGAACACGATTTCGAGGCGCTTGGGAATCAGCGCTTCGCCGTTCTTACCGATGTGCTCGATGGCTTGCAGCTTCGGATGCACATACGGCGCTGCCATTTTGGCGATGTCGGCGGCCCCGGTCCAGTCGCCCAGGCTCGCTCGCTCGCGCATCGCTTTCAGCATGCAATCGAGCGGCGTGATGCCTTCGGCCTCGATCCGTTCGAGGACCTTCTTCGTTTTCTTGTTGCGGACGCCCGGCTTCCGGCCGGCGCCTTTTCGCTTTCCGCCGTGTGCCATCTAGCGCCCGATTCCTTCGGCGCGCAGCCGCGCCAGGTTCAACGCGAACGTGAACGCATCCGCCCACTGCGGGGTAAACCAGAAGGCTTCGCGCCCGTCGAGCACGAAGCGGATGGCCCATCGGCCGCGGGCCTTAAAGACGAGAGGCTTCATTTCGATCTATTCCTTCGCGGGGTATTTACACGCGAAGGGGACTGAAGCTAGACTACGCATGAAGGGGACTGAAATGGACGATCTAAAACTCTACTGCAGAACTTGTAACACGGACCTGACGATGCACGCCGACGGCACGATCACCTGCGAATGTAATGACCTCTGGCGAAAGGGCAGCTCGGCTGTACCCGCCGATTGGGTCGACAACCTCGGCGATCCGGTCGAACCGGCAACCCTCGAAAACTGGATTGAATTCGAGGAGCTGGGACAATGATTACCGCCAGCGTTGATCTTTCCGATACCCCGTTCACCGTCTACCTCTCGCGTGGACGATCCGTCGACCCGTTCGTGCGCGAGAACGGCAAAACGTACTCGCGAGCGCTCGAAGTCGAAGCAGCCGGGAAGCTCTCTCCGGGCGGATCCCGGCGCGAACGCCAAGTCGCCCGCGAAGCTCTCCACGCCGCGGGAGTCGCCGGATTTTAACGATGAGCGGCCGCACGACCCAACTCAAATACGCCGGCGCCGGCAAATGCCAGCGCTGCGGGAAAAAACCGCCCTCCAGCGACACGCTCTGCCGCCACTGCCTGCAATCGCACAACGCGGCCACGGCCGCGCGCAAAGCGGCGCTACTCAAAGCCGGTCGCTGCGTCTGGTGCGGCGGCAAGAACCCTAGCAGCTTCCGGGCCTGCGATGATTGCCGGGAACGTTACAACGCCGCCCGCCGTGCCCGCGCTTAAAGATGAACGGCTTCATACCCTAAAATGAAGTCCTGCCCCTCGAAACGGCAGTGGATTGAAACTTTGTCTTGCTGGCAATCCTGCAGCGCTAAACCAACAACCCGCAGAGCAGAAGGGAAACGCCCTACCGGAGACCGGGCAGGGCGTTTTCTTTTTTGCTGGCTGCAAAAAACTTGATTCTTTTTCAAGCCGCGCGCCCGGCGCGTTTCAGCGCCGCTCACGAAGCCAAAAGCAGAAGGCCAGAAACGCCAGCGAGCCGACCGTTCCGACGCAATACGCGATGGTGTCGTAGAGATTATCCATTTTTTTAGCGCCAGTCGCGGTGCCGCTCATAGCTCGCCTGCCGGCGCTTGCGGCTGAAGTGCATGTAAATGTCGGTCGATTGCGAGTCGCGATGACCGAGCCAATCCTGAATTTCCTGCGCTTCGGCGCCGCGCTCCGCCAGGTGAGTGCCGCAGCTATGCTTGAGCGCGTGCATGTGGCACTTCTCGGGCGCCAGGCCGGCCAGCTTGCCGTAGCGCTTGATGAGCCGGTCAAGCTGCTGCCGGCTGATGCCTTTGGTGCGGCTTTGCCGCGAGGGGAACAGCGGACCCGGATCGCTGCCGCGCACATCGCGGATGTACGCCCGCAGCGCCTTCAATTCCTCATCGCAGAGCGAATGCTCGCGCGAGATCGAGCCCTTGCCGCGCTTCACAAATAAAACGCCGTCCCGGTTGCGGAAATCGGCCAGTTCGAGGATGCCGACCTCATGCGCCCGCAGGCCGCGGTGATAGGTCACGCGCAGAACGGCTTTGTCGCGCTTCGATCTGATGACCGAAAACAGCCTGTCTATCTCGTGCTTTTCCAGGTACTTAGAAGCATCGAGTTCGGTGCGCTCGTATTTGCGCTTGGGTGAGTCAATCTCGGTAGACTGTCTCACTCGACGCGAAAAGCCGCGTTTTTTCCCCATATTTTTCGGGGCTTCGACTACGCCACCGCCGAGTAATGTCTCACTGTGCAACTCAATCATGCAAGTACTACGGGAGCTACGAGAGCCAGGCCAGCGCCGGGATCGAGATCGAATCTTCCTCTTCGACCGCCCCTTCAATAAAAAGGGCGTCCCGGTGGGGACGCCCATTCAGCAAACGAGGAGACTCGTTGTGGGTGCTACTTCTTCGTCGAGCGGCTGCCGGCTTTGCCGCCGCTGGACCGGCCCGCGGGCTTACGTGCGGGCGTGGCCCCTTTGGTCGTTTTCGCGCCACTCATTCTCTTGGCTGTTGCCATCGGGTGTTTCTCCCTTCAAACGTTGGAATTCGCCGCCAGCGCTGGCTGGCTGCTTTGCCCATTGTGCGGGAGATCGGCGGTTGCCGCCACTCTTTTCAATTCCGCGTGCAGGTCTTCGTTCGCAAACTCGAGCGCAATAATGCGCGTCGCTTGCCGGTCGAGCGCTTCGCGCAGCCGCTCGTTTTCCCAGGCGAGCGCGTATTTATGGACGCGGTTCCGCGCTGCTACGAATGCCCTCGCGAGCCAGCTCCAGCATCTCTTCATAGAGCTCGTCCATATCGGGAACACACGTCGTCGTGTCGTGCTCCGTATCCTTCTGCACCTTGCGAACCGCCTGGTCGTATCGCAAAACAGCGATTGCCAGATCGCGCAATGCTCCGCGCGGCATATTTGTTTGTTCGGCTATCGTACATCGAAGCGGATTCCGCTTCCTACCCGAGAAATTCCCAATCGACGGGCGCGTTGTCTTTCATGCCGAGCGCCTTCCAGACCGCCTCGCCCAGGTCAATGCCGGCG